ACACTCTTTCCCTACACGACGCTCTTCCGATCTGAGGTGCAAAGATGATCAATTACGAGCTTTTAAAGAATCGAATCAACAAATCTGGGATTAAGATTTACGCATTAGCAGAAGCCTGCGGCTTAACTCCTCAAGGATTGTACAATAAGCTGAATGGAAAGAATGATTTCCGGTGTTCGGAAATTATTTGTCTTAGTAAGGCATTAAATCTTTCTCCCGAGGATAGGAATGCAATTTTTTTTGTTCAAATTTTTGATTAATAATCAACAAAAAAACAACAACCGCAAACAAGGAGGGAAGAAGATGAAGTTATGCATGACAGTCGAAGAGGCTGCCGAGGCGGCTTCTGTAAGCGATGAACAGATTCGCCAATGGGCGAACAGCATTGACTTTCCGAGCTTTAAAATCGGACAGCGAGGTGGAAAGCGTCTTATCCATGCAGAGGCTTTTAATGACTGGCTACGAAAACAGGCCGAAATGAGACAGGGGGAAAGATACCGATGATTGAACTTGAAATCGCAACGTGTGTAGTAGTGACCGCCGTTGTGCTGGCGTGTGTGTGGGTTGAGATACGAAAAGGAGCGTAGAGGATGAACCAATTACAAGTTTTTAACAACACGGAGTTCGGGCGAGTCCGGACAATGGTGATTAACGGATCTCCTTGGTTCGTAGCGAAGGATGTTTGCGAGTGCTTAGACATTAACAATTCACGGCAAGCATTGGCAAGGTTGGATAGCGACGAAAAGAATAGTGTCATTTTAAATGACGGTACTCCGGGGAACCCTGAAAAAGGGATTGTTAATGAATACGGATTATATTCGCTAGTGCTTTCAAGTAGGAAGCCTTCAGCGAAAGCGTTCAAGCGGTGGATAACTCACGAAGTCATCCCGGCAATACGCAAGCACGGAGCGTATATGACCAGAGAAACATTGGAACAGGCGTTAACGTCACCGGATTTTCTCATCCGCTTAGCAACAGAACTCAAGACTGAACAAGAAGCACGAAAAATGGCAGAAGCACAGATTGAAGCGAATAAGCCGAAAGTCTTATTTGCGGATTCGGTTGCTGCAAGCCACGGCAGTATCCTAGTTGGCGAATTGGCAAAGCTACTCAATCAGAACGGCATTGATATCGGACAGAACCGATTATTTAACTGGCTGCGTGAGAATGGATACCTCATTTGCCGCAAGGGGACGGATTACAATATGCCGACTCAGAGAAGTATGGAAATGCAACTGTTCAGTATTAAGGAAACGGCAATCACACATAGCGACGGTCACGTTTCTATCAGTAAGACGGTCAAGGTTACAGGCAAAGGCCAGTTATATTTCGTTAATAAATTCCTAAAGGGGGCATAAATAATGAGAAAGCAAATAGAACTCACTGCTCCGGCTGCATGGATCAACCAGAGATATTACGAACTACAGGCAGCTGAGCCGATGCCGGTTATTGAGGAAGACTCGGAGGAGTTTAAAGTCACGCTAAAAGAAGGCATAAAGATTGGCATCGGAGCCTTCACGGTATACCTAATCATTGCGATGGCAATCATCATTTTATGAGTACGGCACGAAACATAGCAAAGAAAAAACCGCATCTGCGGCAACAGGTGCGGTTTCAACAATAAAACAAACATTTAAATTGCTACTAGTGTAGCAGAAACGGAGAAAAAACACAATGAATGCAAAACTCATCATGACAGTAGAGGAAATGAAAGACAGAAAGGCCTGGGAGAAGTTAAGAAACATCGGGATCGGCGGTAGTGATGCTGCAATCATAGCAGGGCTTAACCGTTGGAAATCACCGTTCAAGTTATGGCAGGAAAAGACTGGACAGGTAGAGCCTGAAGACCTCTCAGATAATGAGTACATATACTGGGGGAATGTTCATGAACAAGCGGTTGCGAACCGATTCACAGAGCTTACGGGGTTAAAAGTAAAAAAATGCGGAACGCTTCAATCGCTTGATTACCCGTTCATGATAGCTAACGTCGACCGCCTGGTCGTAGGTGAAAACGCCGGCCTGGAATGCAAGACGGCCAACGGATTCAAGGCGAAGGAATGGGAAGGCGACAACGTCCCCGATAGCTATTACCTTCAATGTCAGCATTACATGGCGGTTACAGGGTGCGAAAAGTGGTATATCGCTTGCTTAATCGGCGGTAACCACTTCGTGTGGAAGGAGATACCCAGGAACGAAGAAGATATAACCGCACTGATAGCAGCCGAGAAGGCGTTTTGGGAAGACAACGTACAGGGCGGCATCATGCCGGACGTGGACGGCTCGAAGAGTTGTTCACAGGCCCTTGCCGAACGATTCCCGGGAGGCGTGACAGACAGCATCACATTGCCGAAGGAAGCGGACGAGTTGTTGGCCGAAATCGACGAATTGAACGAGGCAGCCGACAGAATCAAAGACCAAATCGAAAGCAAGAAGAACGGCATCAAATTAATGCTTGGCGACCATGAAATTGCTTACGCCGGTGAACGTAAAGTCACATGGAAGACGCAGAACGGACGAGTCACGATAGACACCAAGAGGCTAAAAGACGAAATGCCGTACGTGTACAAACAATACAGCAAGCAAGGCAACCCGATTCGAGTTTTTAAAATCTAGGAGGTAATCAATTATGGCAACAACAAAAGGCGGCATCATGACAACGAAAGCAAACAAGGTAGACGGAGTAAAGAGTATGAAGGACCTCGTCGTCAGCATGGGCGACCAAATCCAGAAGGCGTTACCGACAGTCATCACGGGTGAGAGATTCACCCGTATGGTACTTACGGCGATGAGTAGCAACCCTCAATTACAACAATGCACTCCGAAATCGTTCCTGGGGGCGATGATGCAGGCGGCCCAGTTGGGCGTAGAGCCGAACACGCCGCTCGGTCAAGCGTACCTCATCCCGTATAAGAACAAAGGCACGCTCGAATGCCAATTTCAATTGGGATACAAGGGATTAATCGACTTGGCGTACCGGAGCGGCGAGGTCCGGGATATACAAGCACACGAGGTACACGAAAACGACGAATTCGAGTACGAATTAGGACTCGAACCGAAACTCCGGCACGTACCGGCTACAAGCAATCGAGGGGCGGTCATTGCCTATTATGCCGTATTCCACACCAAAGACGGCGGTTACGGATTCGAGGTTATGAGTGCCGAGGACGTACGTAATCACGCCAAGAAGTACAGCCAGGCATACGGGAGCAACTACAGCCCGTGGGCTAAGAACTTCGATGAAATGGCGAAAAAGACGGTCCTCAAAAAGTGCTTAAAATATGCACCGCTTAAAACCGAATTCGTTCGGGAAATGAGTGCAGACGGCACTATCAAGAAGAACATAACACCGGATATGACCGCCGAACCGGACGAAACGGATTATATAGATGCAGAAGCCGAAGCGGTTCCGGACAATGTAGACCCGACAACCGGCGAAATCAAGACGGAGCAAGAACAGAAGGACGATGCGATTTTATCAGCATCGATGAACTAGGAAAGGAAGCGGAGGAAGGGCCGGAGCAATTACCGGCCCGTACCCGTTACAGGGCAAACGAATGGCAGAACGGCGAATGATAGCCAAGAGCATTATCAAATCGGATCAGTTTTTAGACATGCCGGCAACAACGCAGTGCTTGTACTTTCACTTGTTACTAGAGGCCGACGACGACGGCTTTATCAATGCACCTAAATCAATAATGCGAGTGATTGGGGCTAAGGATGATGACATGCGTGTGTTACAGGCCAAGGGATACATCATTCCTTTTGAAAGCGGTGTAATCGTTATTAAGCACTGGAGATTGCACAACAGCTTGCGAAAAGACAGGTATAATCCCAATCCGCAGCTAGAGAATGAACGTAAACAACTGGTTGTTGCCGACAATAAAGAATACCAATTGGCAACCAACTGGCAACCGAATGGCAACCAATTGGCAACCAGCGGTGTACCGTTGGTTGCCACAGGTAAGGATAGGTTAGGTAAGGATAGGTTAGGTAAGGATAGAGAAGAAGAAGAAAAGGAGGACCCTTCGGCGGCTTGTGACATTTTAAAAGCATACGGGGATAACATTCACCCGGTCAGTTCACCGGTAGAAGCCGAAAAGCTAAAGACACTCGTTGACACTCACGGCGAAACCTTCGTGGCCAAGGCCATTGAAAGAGCCGTTATGCGAAACAAAAGAAGCTTGGCGTATATCACCGGGATTCTAAACAACTGGGAAGCGAACGGATACGACGAAGGCATCGAAGGGAAAAGAACGGAAAAACAGTCAGATCCGGAACGTTCCGCAGACCTTGAACGGTTTATGCGAGAACGAGAGAAACACAAGAAGAAGCAAAGGAGGTTTTAAAGCATGTTCACGAATGGCAGTATGGACTTCATAGAGAATTTAATCGTCGGGTCATATCCGAACGGCCTAAGAGATAAAGACGAACGGCAACGGTACTTTGACAATTTCGTCCGAATGTTCAACCGATATGATGAGCAGGACGTTGCGGACGTAGTCGAAGAAGTGATAAGCCGAGAACGCTTTTTACCGTCCTTAGCGACCTTCAAAGAAGCGTTGGATAAGAAGGCACAGGCCAGGGCCGAAAGCGAGCGGACAGCGTTAAAAATCGCCGAATATAGAAAGCCTCGAGGACGGGTCAACGTTCAGGCACTCATGGAACAGGCCGAAAAAATGAAAAAAGGCGAGTTCGAGCGACCTATTCCGAACCGGTTACGAGAGTTTGCCAAACGGTTGTGGCCGGATATTAGCGATAGCGTCATTCGTCGAAACTTCCCGTTACTGATTCACTATCAGCAGAACGGATTCACGATTGACGAGAAAGGGAATGCGGTACAGCTGTACTTATCAAAGACCGGCGAGGTCGTAGAACGGATTGTATTAGTTTAGGAGGTAAATCATGAACAGAGTAAAGGAAGATGTACAAGCGATTATCGAGGATATAACAGACACGACCGAGGCGTTGCGAAGTATTCGGGAACGACTAGAGCCGATAAAGGAACAATGTTTCGGTATGGTGGTAGCGAGCGTCCAGATAAGCCTGAAAGATGCCGAAGTAGAAACGATGAAAGCAGAGGCGTTGAGTTGTCACCTGTTGGGTAAATTAGTCATGTCAGCATCGCTAGACGTAGAGGAAGAGCCGATAAAAACGGAGCCGTTCTAATGGAATGCGTCGGATGCGGTAAGGAATACGAAGGGCATAGTAGTTTATGCCCTTCGTGCCGAAAGAAGTACACGGAACAGATAAAGCGGCAGCACGATTACTGGACATGCCCTATATGCGGAGGCTCGGTGCAGTTCAGTTACTGGAAGCGTCGGGAAGAGATTAAAGCTAAAACGATATGTTGCAGTACACGATGCCGGAGAATATACAAAGCGTTAATGGAGGTCAGTCATGGAACACGGAACGATTCACAGAAGCCCGGTCAACGGACAACCGGAATTCGGGCAAGATGAGATTAAGCAGCCGAATCACTACACGTGGCGAGGCCGTGAGTGCGAAGAGATTATAGGCGAGATTACTCAAGGTGCTGAGGGCAAAGAGGCGTACTACCTTGGGGCCATTGTGAAGTACCTGTACCGGTATCCTAAGAAGGGTACACCGCTTAAGGACTTAAGGAAGGCCAAGCAGTACATTGATATGCTAATCGAATTGAAGGAGGAACAACATGAATAACGTACAACTTGAGGGCAACCTCGCAAGAGATATTGAAATATCGTTCAGCAAAAACGGAATGGCAGTAGCCCGTGGAACGGTAGCGTGCAACCGGAGAATTAAAGACGGCGACGAGTGGAAAGACGTAGCCGATTTTGTACCGTTCACAGCATTCGGAGCGTTGGCAGAAGGCATGGACCAGTGGACGAAAGGGCAACGAGTGTGGGTATTCGGCAGATTTTCAACTTCTAAGTATGAGAAAGACGGCGAAACGAGATACTCAAGCAACGTCATTGCAACAGGAGCCGGCACGGCCTTGTTCCCGTACAAGAAGAAATCCGAAGACGGAATACCGGCATCACAGGGTAACGGATTCGAGGACTTGGGAACACCTGTCGATGAGGAATTGCCGTTCTGATAGCCGATAAATTAAAAATTTGGTATCTGTAGCGAGTTTTTATATGTCTTGTGATAATTTTATCACGGAGAGATTAAAAACTCGTTACAGGTCAAAATAAGAAGGTTTTCGAGGAGATGAGTAAATGCCGGTTAAATATCATAAGGATGAAAATCAAATAGAGCTAATCGTATACGGGAATCCGGTTGCACAGGGCCGGCCGAGGTTCTCACGGCAAGGCGGATTTGTGAGAACCTATGATCCCGCAAAGTCGAAGGATTACAAAGCTCAAATTCGCTTGGAGCTACAGCCGTTATTATCCCAGCCCGAATTTAGCCCGATTGATAGGGATTGTCGGCTGAGTCTGACGGTATATCGAGCAATTCCGAAAAGTTTCAGCCAAAAGAAACGGGAGGAAGCGTTACTTCGCTACATACGGCCGACAACGAAGCCCGATATAGATAATTACGTAAAGGGCGTACTCGATGCCCTTAACGGTACGGTACTAAAAGATGATAGCGTTGTATGCGAGATATTCGCACGGAAATTCTATAGTGAACGGCCGAGAATCGAGGTCGTCCTGGAGGCGAAAATATGATGAAGTCTACACGTGCAGAGATAAAGGAACATGCAAAAAAAGCGTTATGGGGTTTAGAAAGTGCAATAAAGTATGGGCCTACATATTATGAAGGCGAAGGCAATTTGGTTGTTGAATGCGACGAAATAGACGAAGTGCTAAACGAACTCAAAACAATAAATAGAATTCTTGGCAATGACGAGGTGAAAGAATGATACTCGAGCGACGCAGACAGTAAGAAGGAGGACGCACACAGTGTTTCACAACGATTATATAAATGCGGTACGGGAGTACTTGCATCGATACCACGAATTTAATACGTACATTAAAAATATCAAGGCCGACCTTGAAGACCTAAACGCCACGCAAGCACTGTGTGCCGCTCCGAAAGTGCCGACACTATCACACACGCCTGGAGGTAACGGGATTATGATAAGTCCGGAAGAGCGAGCCGTATATGAGAATGACCGCATCGAAGAACGACGGCAAAAACTATATTCGGATCTGGAAAAGGTCGAGCCGCTTATCAAGCGGTTAAACCGCTCTATCGAGGCATTGGAGTATTCGGACCGAGTAATCACCGAAGAACGATTTATCAACGGTGCGTCCTGGATGCGTATCGCCGACAGGCTGCACATGAGCGAAACAGCCGTGCGTAAGCGTTCCGGAAAGGTCCTGGAGCAAATTGCGACGATGATGTTCGGCCCGTCCGTCATTCCGGTACAGACGCATTTCGTATTTTTTGACGAGTGGAAGAAATCGTAACAGTCACAAATGGTGCGGATTTGTGCCGAAACGGTGCGGATTTTTCGGTTATTATAATAGTGTAATTGAACACCTCCTAAAGAAATAACGAAACAAACACGAAAAAAGAGATACCCAAGCAGCCGGGCATCTCTTTTTTCGTTTGCCGTAAAGCGAGGATAGCATGATCCGATGCGATAACCAACGATGCAAACACAATCACCGCGAAATATGCGTGAACATGCACCTACAGATAGAATCGGAGCGGTGCATATGCTTTGAGCCTAAGTGGCAAAAGAAACGAAAAACAAACGAAACGGATATAAACCATACGCCTGTTTATTACTCAACCAGAAGACGGACGTTTAGATAGGAGAAACCATGACAAAAAATAAGGTACGAGGTGAACCCGTTCGCCGTGAGAAGATATTTATCAAAGACACAGATACGCGCACAAAAGACGCGCGAAGAAAAAACATTAATATAAGGCGTCGTTCGACAACCTGGAAAAAGTTCCACACCACCCAAAACCTGGAAGTTATTAAAAGCTTATGCCGTAAAGGATGGCATAACGATGAGATTGCCGCCTACATCGGAATCTCTGAATCAACGCTTTACGAGTGGACAAAGAAACATCCGGAGTTTTCGGAGGCGCTTTCCATTGGAAAAGACTACTGCGTAGCGGTCGTTGAAAACGCGCTGTTTCAACGAGCCGTTGGCATTGAAAAAACGGCACCGAAAAAAGAAGAGACCATAACCGTAGACATCGTTAAAGACGGCAAGGTAGTAGGAAAACAAGTCACCAAAAAGATAGAAAACGAACTTATCTTTGTTCCGCCGGAAACCAAGGCCGCAACCTTCATTCTTACCAATTTAGCGCCGGACGACTGGAAACAAAAACAGCAAACGGAATTAACCGGAAACGTTGAAATAAACGCAAATATGGACTTATCGGAGCGTTTGCAACAGGCCTTAAAGAAGAAGGGGGAAGCGGCCAATGAATAAAGACGAAGCGTATAAGCTTATGGACTGCCTAGGCCACTTAACTCACGATCCGGTAACCTGGGTATATTTCGCATTTGATTGGGACAACGACCCGGAACTAAAAGGACAAAAGCCACAAAAGTGGCAGTTAGAACAACTAGAAAGAATCGCCAAAGGGCTGGAAACACCGGATACAGTAATTCGTCAAGTCGTATCATCAGGCCACGGTATTGGCAAAAGTTGTCTTGTTGCATGGATTATCTTATGGGCTATATCAACTCACCCGGATACAAGAGGTGTTGTTACGGCAAACACAGAAGCACAATTAAGAACGAAGACGTGGGCGGAGCTTGCCAAATGGTACCGTAAATTCGTCGCGAAAGAACTCTTCACCTACACAGCAACCGCGATATTTTCAATCGAAGCGGAACACGAAAGGACCTGGAGAATTGACGCTATCCCGTGGTCCGTTACGAATACCGAAGCATTTGCCGGGCTACACAACCAAGGCCGAAGGATCCTTATTATATTCGACGAAGCCTCTGCTATAGACGATCGCATATGGGAAGTCGCAGAAGGTGCTTTGACCGATAAGAACACGGAAATAATCTGGTGCTGTTACGGAAACCCTACCCGTAATGTAGGGCGATTTCATTCGTGCTTTACAAAGTACCGTAATTACTGGGACACAAAAAAGATAGACTCCAGGGACGTGGCTATTTCCAACAAAGCACAAATCGAACAGTGGAAAAATCAATACGGCGAAGATTCGGACTTTTTTAAAGTCCGTGTACGCGGCGAATTCCCGTCATCTTCTGACGCCCAATACATCGGAGTAGATATAGTGGAAGCGGCCATAAAAAGAACACTCCGGCCGGCTGAATATAACTTTGCACCCGTTATTATTGGAGTAGACCCGGCCTGGACGGGTAGCGACCAATTCGTAATTATCATGCGCCAAGGCCTCTATAGTAAGGTCCTGGGTGAATACCAGAAAAACGACAACGACGGAGCCATGGCGGCAATTCTAGCGGGATTCGAAGATGAATATAAGGCGGACGCGGTCTTTATTGACCAAGGCTACGGCACGGGGCTTTATTCGTTTGGCGTAACCATGGGACGAACCTGGAAGCTGGTGGCATTTGGCGGAAAATCCGGAACGAAGGGCTTTGCTAATAAAAGGGCTGAAATCTGGGGAAAAATGAAGGATTGGCTTATAAACGGCGGCGTGCTTCCCGATGACGACGTCTTAAGAGACGACCTCATAGGTCCCGAAGCATCCGTAAATGAAAAAGGTGAAATCATCCTGGAAAGTAAAGACCACATGAAAGCCCGTGGCGTACCGTCACCAAATAAAGCAGACGCCCTGGCCTTAACATTTTCGCTGCCGGTATTAAAAAGCCAAAGGCAGCGACAGGCAGCACAAACAAAATACAATCCGTTTAAAAGGGGGTAATACCAATGTGTGGATTAAAAGGATTATTCGGCGGAAGTACATCATCTCCCGAATTTAAAACACCGGATCCCACGGTGCAGGCCGTAAATAACGGCGACCAAGGAACAGCCGATAGCGTCGAAAAGCAGCGTAAAAAACGTGGCTTTCAAAGTACGCGCACGGCTGTAGACACAGCGCTGGGAACAACCAATGGCAAAAACACGCTGGGATAAGGAGAAGAACATGCGTAAAGAAATAAAAACAGAACTCGCTAGAAGCCCGACAAAAGACGCTAAGACGGTAAAACCAAACACGTGTAAAGATAAAAGAAAGCTCGTACAGCGCTTTAATGCCTTATTCCAAGCAAGGCGGCCATGGGAAAGAGTATGGAAGTTAATCCGTGATTACGAGCTTCCCTATGACGGCTTATTTGACGATGACACGGCAGGAAAACCCGTCATACACGACGAAGAAATCTTTACAGGCGTTATTCAAGAAGCCCGCGATACGTTTGCAGCAGGCGTTCAGTCTGGACTTACACCGCCGTCTAGGCGTTGGTTTCGTTTTGGAATCGGAAATAAAGACCTGGCCGACGACACAGGCGTACAGCGGTTCTTAGATACAAGAGCCGATATCATGGAATCCGTATTGTCCGGCTCAAACTTCTACAATGCCATTCATCAATGCTACTCGGAACTTCCCTTTGGCCAAGCGGCCCTGGGGATTTTTTCACAAGGCGGTACGGTGACGTTTGTTCCGTACACCATTGGAACATACGCCCTCGCATGTGACGCAACAGGAAGAGTCTCAACCTTTGCCCGAAGAGCCAAAATGACCGTAAATCAAATCGTAAAGCAATTTGGTTACGAAAATTGCCCAATGACCGTTAAGCAGTCATACGATAACGGAAGCGGTCACCAAAACTACCATACGGTATGCTGGCTCGTCGAAAAGAACGAAGATAACGACCCAAACAAGCTAAATAACAAAAAGATGCCGTTCACATCGACATACTGGGTAGAAGACTCAAACGAAGATGAATGCCTGGCCGTTACGGGATTTGAAGAGTGGCCCGTACCCATTGCCCGCTACACGGTAAAAGGGACGGAAGCCTACGCAACAGGCCCCGGCTGGAACGCCTTACCCGACGCCAAAATGCTGCAACAAATGGAACTTGACGCCATTACGGCCATTGAAATGGGCGTGAAACCTCCCTTGCAGGTGCCTCCATCGCAAGTAGGAAATATCAATCTCTTCCCCGGCGGCACAACGGCCATAAACGATCCAAATGAAGTCATTCGTCCTATCTTCCAGGGGCAGTTAGCAATTGGAGAACTTGAAGGGAAAATCCAACGAGTCGAAGACAGGGTAAAGCGAACGTATTCATCGGACCTCTTTTTGATGTTAGACCAACTAGACAAAGGCCGCATGACGGCCCAGGAAGTCATGGCAAGAAACCAGGAAAAATTACAGCAACTAGGCCCGGTCGTAGAACGCCTTCAATACGAGTTTCTAAACCGTATCTTAGAGCGTGTCTATAACATCCTGGATAGAAGCGGCATATTCCCGGATATCCCGGAAGAGCTGCAAGACATTGTAGGCGAAGAATTTAGGATTGAATACATCTCGCCGTTAGCCCAAGCCCAAAAGATGAGCGGCTTAACGTCTATCGAACAAGGCATCGGCTTTATTGGACAGGCTGCACAGTTCGACCAGACGGTCCTCGATAAGGTTAACCTAACGGAAGCGGTCGCAAATTACTTAGCACAAGTAGGCGTGCCGGCAGCCATGATCCGTTCAGATGAAGAAGTTGAACAAATCCAAAAACAACGCCAAGAAGCCCAAGCCGCAGCAGAAGCCCAAGCACAACAGCAAGCAGCCATTGCCCAGGCTCCGGACCTTGCAGCCGCAGCCAAAAACGCAACAGAAGCGGCAAATGACGGTAATCCCGCTATGCAAGAATGGTTAGGAATGAGGTAAGGATATGCACGAAAAAGAACGAAAGACCGCACAGCTTATGGAAGAAACCATACGAAGCCAAGACATGGAAGCCTTACGGTACGTCATGGAAAGTCCGTTAGGACGGCATTTTATGGCTCGCCTTTTAGACGCAACGAGAATCTACAGCCCGCTATCAAACGAGACTACACTCCTTGATGAAGGGCGTCGCCGTGTAGGCCTTGAATACGTAAGGCTCATTCAATCTATGGGCCTTGAAGGCATGAAACTACTTCACCAAATGGAAGAAGAATACGCTGAAAAAAGAATCGAACTTGAAAGGATGAAAACAACATGGAAAAGCTGATATTTGACCTGCAACGATTCGCCGAAGGCCCGGAAAGCCAAGAAGCAGAAGAAACACAAGAACAAGCGACTGATACGAGCACTGACCAAGAAGGCAGCGACTCATTTATTGGTAAGGGAACGCAAACCGCCTTAGGTGGCGACGGCGAAAGCACTGCTCCGCAAGTGCCGGAATCGTACGACTTTACGACCGTATTAAAAGAAGCGGGCCTTAAAGCGGACGAAAAAAGTACCGAAGAATTTACTACTCTCTTAAAAGGCATGGGTGCAACGCAAGAACAGGCAACCGGTATGGCAACGTACGGCATTAAGTATGCTCAAGGCGTAGCCGAAGCGGTCGCTAAAAATCTCCAGGAACAATATGTAAGCGAAGTAAAGTCCTGGGGTGATGCGGCAAAAGAAGAATTAGGCGGCGCGTATCAAGAAACGCTCGGTAAAGCTGCAACTGCAAGAGATTACATTGAACAAAAGATTCCCGGCTTTACGCAGATGTTAAATCTGACAGGAGCCGGTAATCATATAGCTATGATTAAAACCATGGCAGCCTTTGCCGATTTAATTGGTGAAGACCCTGGAAAGATGGGTGGCGCAGGTACCGCCGCAACAAGTACCGATATGTATCCTCACACGGATTTTTCCAAGTATTAATTAAAAGGAGAACAAAATATGATTGGAAGCACAGCATTAACTTTCTCGGATTTACGTAAGCGCTTAAATCCGCAGGGCCAATTAGACACGATTATGGAAGTCATGGCCCAAAGTAACCCTATTATGGAAGACATCCCCTGGATGGAAGGAAATCTCCCCACGGGCAACCAGACAACGGTCCGCACGTCGTACCCTCATCCGGAACTACGGCGCATTAATGCCGGCGTAAAGCCCGGAAAATCAACGACGCGGCAAATCATCGACACGTGCTGCCTTATGGAAGCGCGCTCGGAAGTCGATGTGAAGCTTGTAAAACTCGCACCGGACAAACAAGCCTTCCGTATGTCAGAAGATAAGGCTTATATCCAGGGCTTTACAGATGACCTTGCAAAATACATGTTCTACGGTGATACGGACGCAAACCCGGACCAGTTTAACGGCCTCGGCATCCGCTACAACACGTTTAAAGGCGACCTCGGAGAAGAAGGTTATCAAGTCGTAAATGCCGGCGGTAAGACAGCCAATAAGCAAACCTCCGCATACATTGTGGACTGGGGCGAAGACGCGGTTGTGGGCATTTACCCGAAAGGCTCGAAAGCAGGCCTTGATATCCAAGACCTCGGCGAAATTGACGCTATCGACGCAAACGGCGGTAAGTATCGCGCCCTTGCAACGCTCTTTGACTGGGACGCAGGCCTTGCCGTTAAGAACATCCGTAAAGTTGCGGCCGTTCGTAACATCGACTGCAAAACAGCAGCCGAAGACACGACCTCCGAAGCCCGTAAAGCCTTTGCAGAACGCATTATCGTTGCTAAAAACAAGATTGTAAGCCCGAAACGTCCGATCCTGTACGTATCGCCTATGGCGTATACGATGCTTGAACTTCACTTATCGGACAAAGACAACGTATACGTAACCCGCCAGGAATTAGCCCAGGGTATTCCGACGCTTTATGTATCGGGCCTTATCGTTAAGAAAAACGACGCATTAACGGAAACTGAACCCGTCATCGCCTAGAAAGGAGAAACACATGATATACGATGCAGAAAATACGTTCTTCTGGAACGTGAAATTATCCGGCCAGTCCGGAACAGGCGAAATTATTAAAACAGGTAAAGGCGACGCAGGAAGTCCCTTAACCTTAGTTGTTAAATTACCTGGAGCCTCGGCAGATTGCACGGTAACGCTCGAAACAGCGGACAACGACAAGATGACGGGAGCCAAAACCTTAGGCACCTACACGGCAGAAAAAGGTAAAACCCTAGCCGTTAAGGTACCTTACGGCGACCTCGGCTATCTCCGCCTTAAATGGGCGTCCGCCGCAGCCCAATCGGCAGGCACCATTTCGGCGTCACTTGTAATGGATGCAGACGTACGATAAGCCGGGAATCCCTTTTAAGGATTGCCGCAAAGGAAGAAGTTTAAATCAGTTACACGCAAACGAGTTACGAGCTAAGTTAATCGCAGCCGGAATTAAATACTCCGGTGAAGAAACTAAAGAGGAACTTGTAAACCTCGTTAAAAAGCACAAGTTATAAAGAAGAGGGGACGGGTAACACCGTCCCCAACTTTATTAAAAAAGGAGAAAACATGACAGACACGGATATTTGTAACATGGCGCTATCAAATTTAGGAAAAGGCACTATTATATCAATGGACGACAAGGAAGAAAACGCAAGAGCTTGCAAGCTCTATTACGACCAGACAAGAGAAACGGTACTCCGGGCGTATCCGTGGAGCTTTGCTCATAGAATCGAAAAATTAGCTTTATTAGACAAAGAAATACCCGGATACGATTTTTGCTACGCATATCCTAAAAACTGCTTGAAGATAAATAACATTCGAAACAAACAGATAAACGTACAAGAACATGTTCCGTACGTTATTGTAAACATAGATACAGCTACCAAAGCCATTACTTGTAATCTACAAGACGCTTATGCCGATTACACGGTCAATGAAAAAGATGTGCAGGTCATGGATACCTTGTTCGTTAGCGCTTTTACAAGACTACTCGCAGCCAACATGGCCATGCGTCTTACCGGAAATCCCCAAGCCTACCAAATGCAATACCAGCTATTCCAGGCTATTATTCACGATGCCCAATTAAACGACGCAAGAGAAGGACAGCGTGATGCGGTATATCATAGTAATTACGCACAAACTCGGAGGGTACGATGAACATATATCTCATACAACCGTCATTTGCAGCAGGTGAAATATCGCCGTACGTCGCAAACCGTGTAGATTTAGATAAATATAAATCGGCCCTTTTAACAGCCCAAAACCTAGTCATCCGTCCGTTCGGCGGGTGCTATCGTAGACAAGGATCGGAATTTATCGGAAAAGTCAAATACGACGATAAGCCGACGACACTCGTCGCCTTTAATGCCGGAATAGACGATGCCTATCTGTTGGAAGTAGGTTATCAGTACATTAGAATCTGGGAAGACGGAAAATACACAGGCACGGAGTTATCCACACCGTACGACAATGTGGATAACTTACAATTCACACAATCGGCCGACACCATGTTTATTTGCTCAGGCGATTATCCGATACAATGCCTTCAAAGAACAGCTACAGGCTGGACGTTTAAAGAGTATGAAATTACAGAACCTTATTACGACTCGGCTGTACAGGCAGTAAATAAAGAAACCTCGTTCACAACACCCGGAACATATACGTTTACGCCGCAGCTTACAGGTAGATATGATATAGAAATTGCAGGAGCTGGCGGTGGTGGAGCTGGAACAACCACTGAACAATACGAAGGGAAACACCATCGAAAATTCTACCGGGCTTATTTTGGAGGACCTGGCGGAGACGGGGAAACAAAAAAAATAACATATATATTAACACAGGGAGAAATATACAACATAACAGTAGGAAAAGCTGGAAAAGGCGGAAAATCGGTATATCAGGAAAGAAAAACAGGCGAGGATATATTAAAATCGGAAAACGGAACGAATGGGGAAGAAAGCTCGTTTAACGGGAAAACCGCCAAAGGCGGGGGCGGCGGCAAGACACAAAAAAAGATAAACCAAAGTGAAGACCTACAAACAGAAAACTACCACGGGACCGCTAAGGGCGGGGCCCCTGGAAATTGTGAAGACGTCACGCACAACCCAACGCAAATAACAGACGGAAAAGACGGCCAAAACGGATACGTCAGAATCACCTTCACCGGAAATAATGAATTAAAGCCCTCGACTACATCGGGAAACGACGTCACCATAACGGCTACGAAAGACATATTCACACCCGGCATGGTAAATAGCCACATAAAATTAACGCAGCAAGCCGAAAATCAATCGGAACGAATCGAAATAAAAGCCTCTTCAATAACAGAAGAAACTAAGTCTATACGAGTAGGAAAGGCCTGGAAAATTACAACTCACGGCACATGGAAAGGTAAAGTCACGGTTTACCACTCGGACGATAATAAAACCTGGCAAGAATATAGAAGCTATAAGTCAAATAACGACCAAAACTTCACCGAATCCGGCACCGTCATCACGCCTACATGGATGAAAGCAGCAGCCGTAACAGACGCAGATAACGGAAGCGGTAAACTCACCGTAGACTTTTCCCGTAATCCTTATTCAAATGACGGCACAGCTAAAATAACAGAAGTCATTTCATCGACGGAGGTTAAAGCCTCGGTTATTACAGATTTTGCAAACACCGACAAAACCCAGGTATACGCACTAAGCAGCTGGAACGACGATAACGGATACCCTAAAATGGCGTGCTTTTTCCAAGATAGATTAGTGTTGGCCGCGACAAAAAAAGAGCCCTACTCCATATGGATGAGTAGAACAGGCGATTATCCTAATTTTGAAATCGAAAAGGTAGACGGCGGTGTAACCGACGACTCGGCTATTAAAGCAGACCTCATTACTCGTAATGGCTTTGAGATTTTGCATTTAGTACCGGCAAAAGACCTGGTTATATTAACAACGGGTAACGAATGGATTATTGAAGGCGCAAGCGTCATCACACCCGCAAAGATTAACCCTAGGCCGCAAACCATGCGTGGATCTAATACATGCCCTCCGCAGCACATCGGAAATCGCATCGTTCACGTACAGCGAAGCGGCAAGACCGTAAGAGACCTCGGCTATCAGTATGATGCGGATAATTATAATGGCGATGACTTAACGCTGTTAGCCACGCATTTAACAGAAGGCCATAAGTTGGTATCATCCGCTTACATTCAAGAGCCCAATAGCACCTTATATTATGTTCGTGACGACGGCGTGCTGCTTTCATTAGCCTTTATCAAAGAGCAAAACGTATTCGCCTGGTCGCATCATAAGACAGACGGCAAATATAAAAAAGTAACATCCATTCCAAACGGCGCAAGCGACGTATTATACGTAACGGTAGAAAGAGAAGGAAAAATCTATATAGAGCGGTTTAATCCTGATATAGAAGCGGCCGTATACATAGATTCGTACATTATGGGAAGCGGTAGCAGTATAGACGCACCGCACCTTGCAGGAAAAACCGTACAAGTCTTAGCGGACGGAACAAGACTGCAAGATGAAATAGTACCTGAAAATGGCTTAGTGGCCTTTGGCCAGTCGTTTTCAGATATCACAATTGGCCTTGCCTATGAAACAAAAGTTAAGCAGCCGGGCCCTGATATAGGATTAAAAGAAGGGACCATGCAGGCTAGAATCTCAAAGATTAATACCGTCGTATTAAGAGTAGAAAAATCATACGGTGGCTATATCGGATATACGTTTAAAGATAAGGATATGGATGAATTACGATATGAAGATTATGAAACGTTAGAAACAGGCGATATTGTACAACAAATGCCGGTCGCAAATATCGGTAGTAACACCAAAAATCATATCTGCATCAAACACAACGAACCGTTCCCGTTTGAATTAAACGCAATTATAAGAGAGGTAAGCATAGATGGCGGCATCGTCAAAAGTTACAACGGAGAAATTTAATAAGGAAAACGAAAGGCACCTACAGGCCGTAAAGTACATAGAAGAACACTTGCGGCCGATTGACAAAAAAGAACTACAAGGGGCCTACACATCCGTTACCAAATGCGCCATGCACGAATTTTGCGACAACTTTCTGGCGTTCGGCAAAAACGGCGAACCTATCGCCATATATGGGATCGTAAAACATCCGATAGACGGACTCCACGCCGTATGGATGGTAGGAACGACGGGAATTAAAAAGTACAAAAAAGAATTAATCACTATGGGGCTCGATGAAATCGGTAAATTCATCAAGGAATACGGGCCCGTAACGAATTATATAAGTATAGATAACAATGAATCACGGCGTTGGCTAAAAAAAGCCGGCGCCGTTTTTGATGCACCGTTTAAAGAAAATGGCATAACGTGGCAACAATTCGTAATAAGGGGGAATGAATAATGTGTGGAGTATGGGGCATGATAGCCGGTCAAGCCGTCCAGGGCATCATGCAATATAAACAAATAAAGCAAGAAACAAACGCTAAAGTCGCCATGTATCGACAACAAGAACAAGCCGCCGAACAAAACGCTAAAATAAGCGAACTTAGACAAGACCAAATCGCCGATAAATACGCAAACGACCAACGTAAACTTGACGACAGGATGCGGTTAATGGCAGGACAAACAGCAGCCCAAGCCGGATCGTCGAACATGACGCTTACGGGTAGCCCTTTAGATATTCTCATCTCATCGTACGGAACATACCAAGATGACAGCAGTCAATTATTACAGAACCAACGAAACGACGAACGTTCGGAATTATTCAACCAGTATAACTACGAAAACCAAGCCGCAGGATACAAAGCCTCGGCAGAAAACGCCAAAGCCCAGGGAAAATTAGCCGGCATAGCCACTCTTCTTTCCACGGCATCCAGCATGTACGGAATTAAACACGAATACGCCGGAGCTAAAAAGCCCGCAACCGGAAACTCTGGAACGGACTATACATTTGACTACAAACCCGACCTTCTAAGGTGGTCACGATATGCGAACGCACAAAAAGGATTATTCAGTTCAAATCCGTTCGGCTCCAAGAATTTTAGGGGGTAAAAATGGAAATAAAAGCATACAACAGGGCTGTAGACCCTAATGTTGAAAACGCCAACGTACAGGCCACAAATAATGTAGAAGCCTTTGGTGGCAACACAACCGGGAATCAATTAATAGGAAAGGCCGTAGGGGCCATTCAAGACCAAATTAAAGCCTATACCGATGAACAAATTAAAATTGACGTTGTAAATGCAAGCAACGAGTATCAGGAAAAGTTAAACGACCTCCTAAATAATCCTGGGACCGGACTACTCACTAAAAAAGACACAAACGCATTGGACTTAATGCGTTTGTATCAAGAAGGCGAAGCTAAAATCAGACAAGAAGTAACGGCAAACCTTCCCAACTACGAAAAAGCTCACAGGGCCTTCACAAACATGGCGGACGAAACCAATATATCTCAGTTCAACGGAGTAATGAAATACCAGGCAGCAAGACAAGATGAATATCGAAAAAATGTATATAGCACCAGATTAAAACAAAATACAGACAGCCTTGTAGAAAAAGGAACAAATGCTAATATTTTCGAATACTTTAGCAAAAATCAGGCTATAGTCGAAACGCTATATGGAAACGTTATCGGCGAAGAAAACAGAAAACAAATGATAAAAGACGCAAACACCGATATGTTTAACTTATATTCAGAAAGCATGCTGGCCGAAGGAAGTCAGGAAAGCTTCACGAGAGTAACCAGCCTACTAGCCAATTGTTCAGAATATATCAATGATGATGCCGTCGTAAACTTAACTAATAAAACCCAAAAGAAGAAAAAAGCCATTGAAACAGAACGAGATATAGAAGGGGTGAGAAAACGTCATCCTGGGGACGTAGAGGCACAAATTAAGGATATATCAGAGAACAACACTGTAATTTCTTATCGATATGTACATGGCGGTTCAGGCGGAGCAAGCAGTGCATTCGAAGCTAATTTTATGGTAGAAAGCGGAGGCGACTATAACACCGTTAACAGAGACTCCGGGGCCTTTGGCAGGTATCAATTTTTACCAAGCACATGGGAATGGGTATGCAGTCAAACCGGCGTAAATGTAGATGATCATAGCACCGAAGCCCAGGACAAAAATGCTAAATGGTATTGGGATTATTTTATCGGTGAGTTAGGCGGAGATGAAAAGGCCGCATGCGTTGCCTGGAACTGGGGGCTTGAAAATGGCCGCCGCTGGAAAAACGGAATGTCTACAGGGATTTATAACGGTCGTGAGTTTACGTGGGATGAAGAAGTCAAAGGCAATATGTCCGTAAACAACCGTTTAAAAGAATTTGATAAATACAGAGGAAAAGCCGCAGGTGGAGGCCTTATAGATAAGGGCTTTGAATATTCAATAGGAGCTGGGTTAGTTGGTATCAGAATGCCCAACGGAAGAAACGGGTGCGTGGAATTCGCCGTACGGTTCGGAGCATCATACAATCAATTCCTGGCAGACCAGGCACATAAAAATCAAACCAATTGCCCGAATTTTGTAAAAGAAGCGGGCGAAGCCGGCATCCAAGTTATTCCATTCGATGAAAGCAAGTTAAGTAAAGGCGATTGCATCATTTATCACACGGCAGAAGGCGAAGACGGACACGTCACCATATACGACGGCAATGGAGGCTGTTATGGCAACAGTAGCTCAAGGGAATTAACGGTACACGAATCGGATTATCATATAGACGGAACGTATCCAGAAAAGATTGTAAAAACCGGCGAAGACGGCACGGGTCATTACGAACGAACGGAAACATCGAAACGATCGCCGGAAGAATTACGGGCCGTGATAGAAGAAATCAGAAGACGCGATAGGGAAGACAGGCAGATAAAAAAAGAAAAAATAGAAGCAAAAGTAAAAGATGCAAAAGGGAAATATATTAATTGGGGTCTCGCAAATCCCAACGCAACAGACAGCGAAAAAAGAAATAAGCTGGCAGAGCTAATGGGGGACGATGAAGACCTAAAAAACAGTGAATTAGGGACCATCACAATGTCAATTGATAAGGGAATTAGAGATAAGACAGAAGCCGCTGCCAAAGCATCGTCAAAAGGGAATGTATTTGACGTCAATAATATTAAGGCAAGAATCCAAAAAGGGGAATTTAACGGTGAAAATGGACGACAAGAGCTAAGCTTTGTACTTCAAAACTCACCGGTGAGTTTTACTCCGGAACAAATCGACTCAATATACACGCTTCACGAAGATGTCCAAAATGGACGAAACTTTAAAATACAAGATCGGCTAACGGCGGATATGCTAGGAATGACGAGTGAACAATTTTCGCGAAATAAAACCGCCATGAGTATTATTGTTGGCGAAAAAATAAGCAGATATAAATCAGAAAACAGGGGAAGCGAACCGGATTTAACGCTTATTAAGAAATGGGCTATAGAAGCCACCTACAGCTTTGACTCCGGGGCGACGGCAGAATACGGGGTATTCAAAGATAGGCCACTGGAATTTTCCGATGCAGATATTTATAACCTGGGTTACGCCGGCTGGGAACGAATTAAAACTCCGGAAGGCGTATACATTAGATTATATAAAGACGGGGATTTTAAAGACGTATACGCAACTGAATTTGAAAAAATGTTAAAGAATGCGGGGCTAAGATAACAATGATAAGCGACGAACGCAAGGAACAATTGCTAAACATAGCCAATTCCTTAGGGCAGGGCACGGTCGTAACAGACAACCAAGCCAAAGGGAAAAGAAACATGGAGTGGGATTTAAAGAACGAACACACCGATGCCGAAGGGAAACAGTGGCGCCAAGATAACGACTACGGCGGAACCTTATTCGACCGCATGATGGGCGGATGGCAAAATGTAGCCGACGGGGTAATGGAGATCCAAAAGAACATTCTCTATAGCACACCTGAAACGATGACGGAAGCACAACGCTTAGGGCAGCGCATGAGTCTATCGCCGCAATTTCTCATAGACAATCCCGAAGTCATGGACCGCGTTAAAGAAATTGACAAAGAAACACAACCCATGGGATTTATGCAAGGTTCGAAATTTAGCATACAAAATTTCGATGCGTTATATCCGGAACTTGCAGAGATGAGACAAAAGGATCCGGTAAGTGCATCAATCGCGGTCAGTGAATATGAAGATATAAAAAATACCAGAAGCGCGCTTGACCTCATAAAAGACGCTTTTAATTCCGGCTCGGACATGGTAAAACTCTCCGATGCACAAATGCGCGCATATAACGGAGAAAGCATAGATTCCGTACGGCCCGATGTAGATAAACTCACAGACGAATTACGGGCGTACCAGGAACCTAATAAATATGAAAGAACCCTATATGACACTATTCAGCAATTAACAATTATGGGGACTCAGGCCGCAAGAGCTACCAAAAGAGCCGCACAAGGGGCCGCCATGGGCATGGCAACCTCGGCCGTAGCAGCAGGTGGTGCAGCCGCAACAGGAATAGGCGCAGCTGCAGCACCGGTTATTTTATTAGCAGGGGCCACAACGGGGGCTGCAAACGGTATGCGTGTAGGTATGTTCGAACAATTCGAACAGCAAAGCGCAGCTGCAAGATATTGGGAACTGATGAATAACCGCAAGGGCGAATATAGCAGAAACCACGCCTTAGTAGACTCAACCGTAACGGGCGTGGTAAACGGGGCTATCGAACTAGGCCTTATGGAAGTAGGGTACAAACCCATCACTAAAGCCTGGGGCGGGCAAGCAGCAAAAAGCATATTAAATAATGCCGCAGCTAGAATGGCCATTGTTGACGCAGGAAAAGAAAGCATTGCCAAATTATCCGCACAAGCAGCCATGAAGCAATTTGGAAGAAGTACGGCCGCAGAACTTGCAGAAGAAGGCGCGCAGCAAGCCTCCGAAGACCTCATGGATAACGCCGAATACTATCTGTATAAAAAAGGCGCTCCGCATACGACAACGGAGATTATAGGAAACGCCGTAGACGCTATGGTACAGGCCGTACCGGCAGTAGTAGGCATGGGGGCTATGGGATCTATAACTCACGGCGTAGGAAATTACCGTGGCATGCGGGCTATTGCTGCTATAAAGAACGAAGACTGGAAGCAAGAATACAGAAGAACCGTCGAACAGCAAACTATTGAAGCATTAATGGCTAATAAAGCCCAAAACAAAACAGCACAAAAAAATCCCGAAGTCTATAAAAACGTCGTACAAGAACAGGCCCGTCTTGCCGGTGTGCAGAATATGTACGTGGACGCGCAAGAACTTTCTAAGACGGATAAAGGCGTAGACGTTTTAAACGACATGGTAAACCGCGGAATCATTACGGGCGAACAAGTGGATAAATCTATATCGACCGGCGCAGACATTGTAATTCCTACTGGAACCTTTGCGCAGCTTGCCGATGAGTCCGTGGATACCGATACTTTGATGCGGGCAACGACGATGGCCAAAAACGGCGTTCACCGGGCAGCTTTAGAAGAAAAAGCAAAACGAGTGGAAGCGATCCGTGAAGAACTGGCTAATTTAGCCCAAAATAAAAAAGATGTTCTATCCAAAGAACTCATGGAAGAACATTTTAGTGATGCGGATGATATAACAAGAACGGCAGCCGAAAGCGTCATCTATAAAAATCCGTACGACTTAAATAAGAGCTATAAAGAAGCCCTGATAGACGCAAGAAAAGAATATGAAGACGCATTAGGCTTTGACGCTTACTGGAATTACAAACCGCAGGGCGTTGGCATTATGTATACGGACGAAGAAAGCCGCCAAACAGGCCGCGGAATCAGAGTCTCTAATAATGACTACTGGTACCAGGATATGTATAAAAAGCTGGGTCGTAAAGCAACAAGAGAAGAAATGCTCGATATTGCTTACGAAGACCAAATGAAAGAACTACAGACCTTGGCTCCGGAAACAGCAGACGAATTTGCACAAAACGCAAATTCCTTAAAGGCGAAATACGAGGCATTGCAAGGCTTAAAGGATAAATTCGAAGAGTTGGCCAAGAGCGATTACGCTGTTAAACAATCCCTTACAAAGGAAGGTTATGAAGTATATAACGAAGTATTAAATAAACTTCAAGACGGTAGCGATAAATCCAAATTAGCCGCTAACGAAAACGCCTTCATTTACGCCAGAATGGCCGAAAGTTGGGCGAAAATCCGCAATGAATACGGCGATACGGCCTATACAGCCAAGGATTTTATGGTAGAACATGCGGTGAATATTGGTGGCGAGCAAAATGCAAAGGTATTTACCCAAGAAGAAGTAATGCTTGCCGAAGAACGGTTGAAAAAGGCCGAAGAAGAGTGGAGTAAATCCATAGACGATTTCATGGAAAACAAATTAGATTCCAAACAAGTAGTAAATGTCATGGATGCACCACTGGTTTTTTCGCTGATCAATATCGAAGCACGTCCGATAAAAATAAGAATAGACACACTAAATAAAATATTAAAAGAA